AAAAAATAGGCCCCGTAGGGCCTATTTTAAATAGTGTTAACTTCTTAGCTGAAGCTTACGTTAGCAATGCTAACACGAGCTAAGTAGTCTGCCGCGTTACCTAGTGACGAAGCTGTGTTGTTTAGTTCCACATATCCGTAACGTGTCATAAACGATACGACAGGTTCGAAAGATGATGGATCTAATACAACGCCACTTGACATTAGTGGGATATATGGGCAATAGAACGCTGCTGCGTCTGATTCGCTTGATCCCTTGTAACCTACAAGTACGTCTGTTGCGTCTGATGCATATGTGTTTACATATACTTTCATTGCGTTGTTCAATGTACCAACCATTTTAGTGTTAGTTGGTGCTTCGAACGAACCTTCAGTTGTTCTTGCGAACGCTGAAGTTGTTGCAGACTGAAGTAATGTTAATGCAAACGGACTCACAACTGCCCAGTTACCTGCGCCTCTACGTGTACGTTGTGCAATTTTGTTACTTGCGCGGTTGATCATAACAGCTAATGCTGCATGCTCGTCACCTACGAAAGTAGCTGTTCCTGATACACCAGCTTGGTCATACTGAACATCTGATTCAGCTGATCCTGCTAGAGCGTATAATGAACCAATTACTTCTTGGTCAATCTCAGCTGTAATTTCTTGAGCTAAAGCAGCCATAATTTCTGCTTCAATATCAATTCCATGCTGTGATTGTGCGTCTTGTGCAGACTCAAAAGTCCAACGAGCTGATAGCTTACGTGATTTAGCTTCAACTGTTTGCTTTAAGATCTGAATAGACATTTTTCTACCAGCTTCACCTTCTAGTGCTGCTGTAGATGCAGCTTTACCGTCTGTTCCGTCACCTGAGTATGCTTCAGCAATCTTGAACGGGCTTAGTGCCTCGTCGCCTGCTGTTACATCGTTTGCTGTACCAGTTGCATCGTTGGTTTCAGCATAACGTACTCTTAGTGTGTGGATTTGGCCCACAGGACCAGTCATAGGCTGTACACCAACAAGTTCATTTGCAATCACTGTTGGCATTACACGTCTGATAACGGGTAAAATAACTCTGTTAAGAGTTGCTACATTTCCGGCGGATGTTGCGCCTGCACCTGCAGTCTCTGACAAATACTTGCGTGTATTTTCTAGAGTAGCTGCCATTACAGATTTCTTTGTGCCTCCAAGGCCTTCAAGAAGTGCGCTCTTAGTATCCTGCCAGCGACTTTCTAATAGTTCTGACATAGTTTTCTCCTTAATTTAAACCAGCTAGACGTCTAATGTCAACGACATTATCATCTGCTTTTGAACTAACGTTAGTTTCTGTTTCACGGTTGCCTGTAATTTCTTTGCCTTCTGTAATAACTGCCTTCTGCTTCGCTGGAGATTTACCGTCAATTACTGCCGGTAGGTACTTGTCAAATGCAGATTGTAGTCTGTTTGTTTGTACTGATTCCAGTAAATCTGTCATGATTTCTTTTTGTGCTCTGTTTAGTGGGCTCAAAAGTCCATCAATTTTATCTTTGCGCTCAGCGACCTGTGCCATTCGCTTAACTTTGCTCGCATTAGATTCAGCTAATTTTTTTGCTTTTACAGCAAATGTTTTAGCTTCAGCTAGTTGTTTGTCTTTTACAGCTACAACATTCATTAGTTTTTTAACTTCTGAATTTTCATTTAAATGACTAGTTGCATACTCAGCTGCAAATGCTTCAAACATCTTGCGACCAAAATCGTTCTTACGTGCTTCTTCGATATCATCTTTTAATGCGCTGATTTCACCTTTTAAAGTGTTCTCAACAATACTAGATACCTTGTTAGCACCTTTCGCTATAAAGTCTTTTTTGACTTCAGCAAACTTGTTTTTAGCTTCTTTAACTAATTTTACTTTAGTTTCAGCTAAGTCTTTTTTGTCTTCGTGGAACTCTGCAATTTCTTTTGCAAGTGCATCAACAATAAAGTTCTCAAGCATTTTGAACTTGTTCGCCATGCCTTTTTGATCTTCATGTAGTTCAGAAACTTCTGACTTTAGCTGTTCCATTACAAATGCTTTTAGTAACTTAGCGTCTTCACGCATCTTTACTGCATACTTTGCTTTGGCTTCTGCTAGTTGTTTGCGGTCTTCTGCAAACTCAGCAATTTCTTCTGCTAAACGCTCTGATAACATAGCATCGATAGCTTCAACCATAGTTGATTTATCATGCTCATATTTTTTAGCAAATTCTTCGCGAAGTTCAGCTGTTGCTTGCTGACGATTCTCTTTGATTTTGCTATTCCAAGCGTTTTCAATTTCTGCACGTACTTCTTCGGAAACTACATCGTTTTCAAAAAGTGTTTTAAGTGCGTCCAACATATTGTTTCTCCTTTTATTGGAGTCGATTGATCAAATTGACCAATGATTCTTTTAAATATTTCTGTGCCTTTATATCGTGTTTTGTTGCCTGTGCAAGTTCGTATGCCTTGTACCCTCCGCGGGCATTCATTAAGTGTTCGTAAATTGGCGTAGGGTACGCACCTGGAGCACTTGGTTGTGCAACAACGTCCACTGTAATAATTTCAAAATCAGAGACTTCGTTTCCGCCATCCTCTGACACATTTCCGCTTCCACGCGATGAGACACCTAGCTTGACTCCGCTTTCCAGCATTGTTTTTACTAGTTGTCCCATTGGTGTTGGTAGAATTTTTAGTTTACCATAACCGTTTGGGCCATCCATCCACGTTTCTGTGATCATATGGCTTACACGATCTAAGTTTATGTTAAGTCCTTCTGGATGATCAACTTCACCGAGAACACTATATCCTCCCGTAATCTGATCATTAAGAGTTTTGACAGCCCTGCCAATTTCATTTACAGGGTACACACGCTGATTAGCATTGCGTACTCCGCCTTGTATACAAATACCTTTCATATACAAGTCTTTTCCTTCGTTGGCATTCTCCACAATAATCTGTGCTTGGTCGAATGTCAAATGCTCTCTTAAAAAGTTACTCATTCAAAGTTCCTTAACTATTAAGAACCGATAGTAGACTTACTATCTGCTCCGCTTTCGCCTGCGCCTTTTTTCTCAGCGCCGTGGCCTTTTGGCATATTCTTCATTGATTTTGATGCTTTGCCGCCAGGTACGTTTACGTTGCCTTGGTTATCCTCTTTTGGAGAATTTCCTTCTAAGCCACCTGTTGTACCTTTTGTATCAGCTTCGCCACCTTGTGCCAAGTTTGAAGCAGTGCCGCCCATGTCGTTTGCGCCAGCTACGATTGACTTAGTGTTTGCACCGTTGTCGCCCATTTTAGCTGTTACTTTTTCAACATATTCACGCATTGTTTCTGCTTCTGATTTAGTTGATTCGTCAGTTTCTTCATCTGCTGCTTCGTCAACTTCTTCATCTTTTGATGCTTCATCAACTTCTTCATCATTTGCTTCATAAGCAATTGACTCTTCTTCGTCTTTGTCGTCAGCGTCCATGTCCATGTCAGCTTCGCCTTCGTCGTCCATGTCATCGTCGCCATCCATATTTGGCATCATTTTTTCAAATTCTGATTTAAGATCGTCTAAAGCAACTTCTAAATCATCAACACGATCTTCAATTTCTTCATCGTCTGATTCTTCACCGTCTGCATCCATGTCCATGTCCATGTCCATTTCAGCATCTCCGTCGCTGTCCATGCCCATTTTATCCATCATGTCATCAGCTGGATCGCCGCCTTCAACTTCAAATTCGTCAAGATCAAAATCTTCTTTAACATCTTCGTCTTTGTCGTCTTTAGACTCATCTACTTCTTCGTCATCTGACTCATCAACTTCTTCATCTTTTGATGCTTCATCTACTTCTTCATCAGTTGCTTCTGTTGTTTCTTCATCATCAGACTCGTCTACTTCTAGATCTGATTCTAGCAAACCTTCGTAAATGTCTCTTGATTTTTCAACCACTATTTCGTGGAATAATTCTTCTGCTCCTGCCTTGTCTTCATTAACAAGTTTTTCGAGCATTTCTTCAAATTTATTACTCGCCATTATTTTCTCCTATAAATGTTATACCTATGGTAAGGCTGTCAATTGTATTTACTATTTATGAGAAAATATGCGTAGATATAGGCTCAAAACGAGCCTTTTTGAACAGATCAGGGTAATACAAACTGTTTTTTAAACTCTTCTACAGTAATTGTGCTGTAGTTTTCATGTTTATTTAGTTGCTCTGGACAGTAATTATCTGGTGCTATTACACGAATAAATTGACTTTTTTCATGTCCTGCAACAACACTTTCTGTTTGTCTTAACCAATTTCCGTAGAATGTAGCACTATCTTGCGACTTTTTATAATTAGGTGTGTCAGCATATAAATTATTAAAACGTTGTCCGTCTTTTAAACCTTTATAGTCAAAACCTAAAATGTATATTCTTTTGTGCCTATGTTGACTTGCAAGCCATAATGCTGTTGGTCCGCTAGACCAACCTTTGCCTGGTTGAAAATAATTTAAGTTTTGTATACCTTCATATGACTTGTTGTAGTTTGTCCAAACTTGATTCTTATGCTGAAACATACTTTTGCTTATCTCAAGTATCATTTTTACATCTACAGCAATCAAGTAGTCTGGTCTAAAAGTCCTATACAAAGCATTGCAACCATAGATAGGACCGTAAGGTTTAAGTAGTGCCGGTTCAATTCCTTGCCTACTCATACCATTACCTAAAACAAATGCACAGTTTTGATTATGATCAAAACGACTTTCGTCTACAATTTCTTGTTGTGCAAAGTTTATTAATGAAGCACGTTTAGCATACTGTTCTTTTTTTTCTAAAGACTGTTTCTCTAAACGTCTAATTTCCATTAAACGTGATGCTTCTTCTTTTGAATATAGAGTCTTATCTAATTTTGCCATTAAACACCGGCAGCGGCCGCTTGCGCTGCTATTCCATACATTTGTCTTACGAAGTCTAGTTCGTCAGCCTTCTCAGTATTATGTAGCTCGCTTGCTTTCCTTGCACGGTTAATTTGGCGTAGGGTAAGTCTTGTTTTTCTTGTGTCGTCAAGATCAACAATTGAATCATCGTATTGAGGATCATATCGATTGTCCTCTACAGGTTCGACTGTTTCTTTATCGTAATAAAATAATTCTCTTAGTATCATGTTAGTATTTATATCGTTTGGTCTGTTGTTGTACCTGGAGCACCTGGTGTTGCTGTATCGCCACCTGTCACTGTGTCTGGTGGAGTGTCTTCTGGTCCTGTTTCTGGTGTGCCGTCATCTGGTGCAACATCTTCTGCTCCACTAATGTCAGCACTAATGCCTGCTGAACTAATACCTGCTCCACGCATTTCTGCACTTGCATCTGCTGGAGGTTGATTTAGTGTTTCATCATTTTCTTCGCGCCATAATCTTTCATTGTCAGCAATTTCTTCTGGACTCATGCCTAAGAAACGTTTCATTGCAAATCTATTTGAAATATAAGGTATAGCACTCATTTGTGTGTATGTTGGTACTCTAGCATTGTCTAGTTCTGATTGCCTGTATGCAGCAAAGTTTTGCGGTGGTTCAAACTCTAAATCGAACATTGATACATCAATATTAACGCCTTTTTCTAACAAATAACGTTTGAACTCTTGGTTAAAGTCTTCAATTATTAGGCCCTGTAAACGTTCACAGTATGTGTTAAAACGTAGTTCTTGAATAAATGCTGTACCTACTCTACCATCATTATATGATGAAGTTGCGTCATCACCCCCGGTAGGCAAGTATGAACTAGGGATTCGTAAACCGCGTACGAGCTTATTAGTAAAATATCTGAGATCATCAATTTCTCCTAGGTTAGTACCGCCTGGTAATGTTTCAACTTTAGATCCGCGTCCTTCAGCTGTTTGAGGGAAAAAGTAATCTTCGTTGATTGACAACGGATTGTATGAACTGTCTACAACATTTGTGCCTCCGCCAGTCGCCGATGGAATACGTCTTTGATGTATTTCCGTTTTAACACGCTCCACAAATTGCATA